TCAGCTGGTAAAGAACGGGTGGTTGGATGGCGTGGCGCCGGATGCGGGGCGGTGCAGCACGGAACGGGGCACTGAATCGGCACCCGAATCGGGCGCCGACGGGTTGGCGCGGTCCTCGCGCTGGTGCCCGCCGCGGCCGATGAGGGCGCGCAGCGTGTGGCCCGTGAGCCGGGCCGTACAGTTATTGAAACCAGTCCAAGGGCGCGCCAGCGGCGCGCGGGCGGGCAGGGCGGGCGGGGCCACGTCGGCGACCTCGGCACCCTCGGCGACATCGGCGTTTTCTGCACCTTGGGTTTCCTGGAACTCCAGCGTGGCGCGTGCCACGCTGCGCCAGGCGATGCGGCGCGAGACCAGCCACTGGCCGCGCCGGGTTTCCAGGCCCACCACGCGGCCGCAGCCGGGCGCGATGGCCTCGCCGTATTGGTTGACGGCGCCGGCGGGCACGGGGCGGCGTGCCATGCGCAGGTGCCAGCGGTCGCGGGCCAGGCAGTGGCCGCCCATGGCTTCCATGTAGCGGCGCCAGTCGGCGGGGATGTCGGGCCCGTGGCGGTGGCTGGCGCCCCAGGCCTTCCAGCTGGCCTTGTCGCCGTCGATGCGGATCTGTTCGACCTGGTCCTTGCTGACACGGCGCAGTTCGCGCCAGACGCAGACGCTGGGCATGCCCACGGCCTGGAACTGGCGAATGCCCCAGCAGGCGGCCCAGGCGTCCACGCGGCGGTGGCCGGGCATGCCGCCCTGCTCCACATCCCACAGGCGGCCCTGCACCACGTCCAGGTGGTCGGCCAGGGCCGCATGGCCCACGCTCTTGGCGATGTACTTGGCCACGTAGCCGGCAGCGCCGCCGCCGGTCATGCGCTTGACGTTGACGCGGTTGCGCTGGGCGCCGCGCTCGTCGCCATCTTCGCTGAGCCACCATTTGCGGATGGCGGCCTCGATGTGCCGGGCGTGCTCCTCGCACTCGGCCCAGACCAGGGCGTGCCAGTGCGGCGTGGCGTCATGGTGCGGCTCGGCCACGCGGATGCCGTACATGGCGATGCGCTGGCGGCCCAGGTGCGAGCGCACGCGCGCCCACATGGTGCGCAGCCACAGCTGGGCATCACGCGGCGTGCTGTGGCCGTCGTAATGGGGATTGGGGCGCGGCCGGCCGCCGCTGCCCAGCGTGACGGCGTGAAAGCGGCTGGGCGCCGTCAGCGTGAGAAAGAGGCCGACGTGGCTGCGCGCGTCGGCATATTCCTCTGCGCCGCGGATGCGCGTCATCAGCTCGCCGCCACGGATCACGGGGTTGGCCGGCGACAGCGCGGCCAGCTCGGCCAGGGTGAAGACCTGGCCGGCCTCGTTTCGGTAGAGGCTGCGCTCCAGCGCGCGGGCGTTGCGTTCGATCTGCGCGGTGCGCCGGCGCACGGTGGCATTGCTGGCATAGCCGCCGGCGCTGCGGTTGACGATGCCCAGCTTGACGGCGCCAGCCTCCACGGTGCGCGTGACGTGGCGGCGCAGCATGCGGCGCCACCAGGCGGCATCCAGCGCGCGGCGGATGGCGGGCTCGCCGGCCAGCGGCGTGCTTTCCTGCAGGCCCAGCATGCGCAGCATCAGCCGCACCAGGTCCACGCGTGCGGCCAGGTCCATGTTCTGGGCCTGGGCGCCGGCGTCGAGCTCACCGACTTCGTCGCTCAGGCGCCTGGCCATCTGGCAGATCTCGTAGTCGTCCAGATTCCACTCGGCCGCACGGCCGTGGCGGCTGGCAAAGTCGTCAATGGCGGCCAGCGCGTCGTGGCAGGCAGCCCATTCGGGCTGGCCGTTGGCGTGTTGCGCGCCCTTTTGCCAGTCGCCCAGGCCCAGCAGCTTCATGGGCTGCAGCCACTGCGGCGGCAAGGCTTTTTCCAGCGCCTGCATGGCGCGCTGGACCATGTGGGGGCGCGGCTTGTGCTGATCCCATTGCTGCAGGCTGGCGGTGCGCAGCCTGCGGCCGGTGGATTTGGCGGCGAGCAGGACGGACATGGGCTCAGGTCCTCAGGGCCAGCGCGCGCAGCGGCAGCAGGCAGCTGCGCAGCGCGCGGATCTGGCGGCGGATGGCGTCGCGCTCGGGCGGCGGCATTTCGCGCCAGTCGCGCAGGGCCAGCTCCTCGATCTCGCCGTCTATGCCCGCCAGCAGCACCAGGGCCATGCGGTAGTGGCTGGCCAGGCCCGCCCATTCGCGGCTTTCGGCGCTGCCGCAGCGGCCGTTGGCGCAGCGCTGCGCGGCCTCGCGCTGCAGTTCGCGCAGGCGGATGCGGCAGTCCTGGACGCTCAGGCGCTGGTAGGCCTCGGGCAGCGCGGGCGGGTCCTCGGGCCGGTATTCGGGCGCGGGCGCATCGTCTGCCCGCAGCAGTCGCATCAGATCGGAAAGGCGCAGGTCGCCGAGCTTCATGGTCTGTCCAGGTCGTTTCAGGGTGAGCGCATCCCGCAGGGCCTTCATGCAGGCTCCGCAGGTTGCGGGAAAGGGGGTGGGGTGGCGGCGGTGCAGGCGGGCTGCCCGCGCGCCAGGTGGGGCGCCGTCAGGAGCGGCGAAGGCGCCCCGGCCGCGCTAGCTGCGCGCGCCTTGGGGGGATTGGGCGGACTCGGCCGCCTGGGCTGCGCGGTGCGCTGCGCCTTCGTATTGCGAGGACGGCATGGCGTCCAGCTGGGTCTGCAGCAGCTTGCGCTTGATGTGCGTGCTCATCGGCAGGATCACCATGGGGTTGGGGATGGCGCTGGGGCTGATGGTGCGGTTGATCTCGGTGACCGCCGAGAACACATGGCCGCACTCGAAGTTGCGGCACTGGAAGATGGTCTCGCGGCTGGTGCTGGTCAGCTGCAGGCTGGTGCGGGTGTAGGCGTGTTCGTTGCAGTGGGGGCACATCATGCGCATGGCAGGCTCCTGGGGGCAGTTGGGATCGAAGACAAGGCGGTGAACAGGTCGGCGCGGGTGGCTATCGCGTCTGATCGGCCTGGGGCAGCGGCGGCATCTGCTGCTCGTACTGCTGCATGCCCATGCGGTACAGCTTCAGCGCGAAGTTGGAGGCGCTGCGGCTTTCACGGCTGGCATAGCGGGCGTGGCGTTCGCGTTCGTATGCCGTCATGCGCAGCGGCACGGGCCTGTCATGAAGCACCGGATCCGCAGGGATACCGGGCACGGCTCTGGGGGAGTGCATGGCTGTCATGTAGTATTTGGGATGGTTTGGATGGTTTGGTTACACGCTGACTGCATCATTGCTCGAAATTTCGAGCATGTCAATTGATGAATAGAAGAAATTTCGATCACATCGGTGAAAGGCTGAGGCAAGAGCGTCTGCGTCTGGACGTGGCGCAGCTCGCCATGGCAGACGCCTGCGACGTCTCGCGCGGCACCCTGGCCACCTGGGAGAAGGGCGAGCAATCGCCCAATGCGGCCGCCCTGGCGGTGATGGCGGGCCTGGGCGTGGATGTCCTGTATGTGGTCACGGGCCAGCATGCGAACGCATCGGTCCAGACCCTGGCGCCCGACGAGCGCGAGCTGCTCGATTGCTACGGCCGGGCCGACGATTCGGGCCGCGCCGCCATCATGGCCGTGGCGACCCTGGCCGCGCGCTGAACGGCCTGCGCCGGCCCGTTCCAGGACGCGTTCTACCGGCCTACCTCTCGCTCACTTGGCGCGCGTCTCCAGCGTCAGCTTGGAGGTGAAGCCGCCGTCGCCCAGCTCGTGCTGGATCTTGACGACCAGCCATGGCGTGTCATCGATCTCCGCCTTGAACCCCTGCAGCTTCAGCGGCGTCTGCGGCATCAGGTCGGGCCGCGCCAGCGCCAGCTTCAGGCCCATGGTGGCCTTGGCGCGGTTGATGCGGCCCATCTCGGCCTTGGCGGCGGCCTGCGCCTCGGCCTCGCTGCCGTAGGTGTCCTTCAGGCGCTTTTCGTTGTCCTCGGCGCCCTGCGTGGCGCTGCGTTTCTCGGCACGATCCGCGTCGTTCCAGTACGCGCGCACGCCGCTGTAGTCGTTGCGTGCGGCCGTGTGGTAGTTGTGGCTGTCGCCCACGGCGCGCGTGAGCGTGGCGGCCTCCACGGTCTGGCCGCCGGCGGTGATCTTGCTGTCGATGGCGATGAAGGCCAGCTTGCCCTTCTTGACCGTGCACACGGCGTCATACTGCCGCGCCAGGCGGCTGCAGAAGTTCAGGTCGCTCTCGTGGGTCTGGTCGATGTGGTCCACGCGCAGGTTCTCGAACTGCGCGTCCACGCGCACCTGCAGGCCGTTGCGCTGGGCGATGCTGCGCACGATCTGGCCCAGCGTGCTGTTGTGGTAGCTGTGCTCGGAGCGCGTGCGCAGCTGGCGCTTGAGCTCGGCCGAGCGCGCATGCACCACGATCCTGTCGGGCGCACCCTGGTGCTCCACCTCGTCCACCTCGTAGGTGCCCTTGTCGACCAGGCCATGTCCGGCCCAGCCCAGCTTCAGCGCGATCTTGGAGCCCTTGCCCGGCATGGGCAGGCGCCCATCGCTGTCGTCCAGCGTGATGTCCAGCTTGTCAGCCTCTTCGCCGCGCGATTCGGACAGCGTCAGGTTCATCAGCCGCGTGTCCACCTGGCTGGTGATGTTGCGCCCGTCCAGGACGATCTCGTACTGGGGCTTGGCGTGCAGGTATTCCTGTGTGGCCATCAGATCCACCATTCCCAGAAGTCGTCATCGGGCCAGGGATCGACGCCGCCGCCGCCTTCGGCCAGGTGGTCGTCCACGCGGGCCAGCTTGAGATCGAACTCGATGCGGCGCGGCTTGCCGCCCGGTGTGTAGTGCGTGCCGGTCTGCTGCAGGCTCTCGATGACCCAGGCGCCCAGGATGCTTTCGCCGCCCACCAGGGCCCATGCCTTGCCCTGGTCGGCCATTTCGCGCAGGTCGTCCAGCGACTTGGCCGTGCCCCGGAACTCGGGTGCGAGCACGCCGGTCAGGCCCAGCGTTTCATCGCCTGGGCCCAGCGACTGGCGGGCGGGGCGCGCGCCCACGCGGCTGTTGCTCGGGTGGCGCCAGGTGCTGCTGCGCACCAGCTTGTCGAATGCCAGTGTGTCGATGCCGAAGGCAAACTGGCCCAGTGTGATCAGCATGCTCATGCTCCTCAGTCGATGTCCGACAGCTGCGACAGCACGCTGGAGCGCTTGGCCATTTCGCGGCGGTCCAGCTCGGCGGCCACGGCGCGGGCAATGGCCTGCGCATCCTGGCCGGGCGCAGCGTTGACGGTGATATGAATGGTGGCGCCGGCCACCGGGGCCGGTGCCGGCCCGGGTGCAGCGGCGCTGGCCAGCGGCGGGCGGCTGTCGATGCGCACGGCGCCCGTGTCGGCCAGGGCCGGCATGGCGCCCGTGGCCAGCGTGGCCGCCGTGGCTGCAGCAGCGACACCCTGGCGCAGTGCGCCGGCGCGGCCCTGGTCGGGTGCTGACGCATCGCCGGATTTGAACCACGAACCCACCGACGAGGCCAGGCCGCTGATGCCCTTGCCGGCCAGGTCAGAGACCACGCCGAACAGGCCGCCCGTGGCGCCATCGAGGCCGGCCTTGCCGGCCTCCAGCAGCGTGCCGCCGACGCCCTTCCAGTCGCCGGCCTTGAAGGCGGTGGACAGGCCGTCCCAGTTCTGCATGATCGAGCCGCCCGCGCCCATCAGGCCGCCTGCGAGCCGGCCCATGGGTGTCATGCGCACCAGGCCCATCAGCGATGCGGCTGCACCACCCAGACTACCGCCCAGGCCACCGCCGACGGCACCTGCGGCACCCAGGCCGGCGCCCAGCAGGCCCATGACGGCGCCCGCACGGCCCTTGCCGGCCACGCCTTTGGCTGCGCCTGCACCGCCGCCGAAGATGCGGCCTGCAGCGCGGCCTGCGCCGGCCAGGGCGGTGCCTATGCTGCCCATGGCAGCGCCGCGGCCCATCATGGCCAGCGACAGAACCACGGCGCCCAGCCCGCGCCTGAGCACGCCCGCAGCGTTGCTGGCCACGCGCATGCCGCCCGACAGCAGGCCCATGGCTCCGCCACCGCCGCCCATCATGGCCAGGGACAGGACCACGGCGCCCACGCCGCGCCGGAGCACGCCCACGGCGCTGCTGGCCATGCGCATGCCGCCCGACAGCAGGCCCATGGCACTGCCGCCGCCGCCCATCATGCCCAGCGACAGGACCACGGCCGCCAGGCCGCGCCTGAGCACGCCCAAGGCGCCGATGCCTGCGCCCATGGCCGCACCCAGCAGGCCGAACACGGTGCGCGTGAGCAGCAGCGGCGCCAGCAGGCCGAACAGCACGCTGCTCACCAAACCAACGCCTGCCACCAGCAGGCCCAGCACGGCCACGATGCGCAGCGTCCACTGCACGATCTGGGGATGCTCCTTGACCCAGGCACGCATGCCTTCGGTCATCTCGCGCAGCGTGCCCAGCACGGCCTTGAGGTCGGACTCGATGGTCGAGCCCATGTCGCTCAACAGGCCGTTGTAGCTGTCCTTGACGGACTCGTATTGGGCCGAGACCGAGTCCTTCAGGATGGCCACGCGCCCATCCAGATCCGCCTGTGACTTGAGCTGGGAGGCGATCTGCTGGTAGCCGCCCGGGCCCTGCTGGAGCAGCGCCTCCAGGGCCTTGCGCGTCTGCGCATCGCCGCCGGCCAGCTTGTCCAGCGCAGCGGCGCGCAGCTTGTCGCTGCCCAGGCTCTGCAGCTTTTGCAGCTGGGCCATCATCTGCTCGGTGCCGCCGAACTGGCCGCTGGCGTCCTTGAAGTCCAGCGACACGCCCTGGCTCGCGAGCATCTTGTTGACCTGGCCCAGCTTGGCCGGGTCCATGGAGTTCTTGACCAGGTTGCCCACGGCCTTGCCGGCGGCCTCGCCGCTGATGCTGGCGTCGTTGAGCATGAGCAGCAGCGGCGCGAACATCTGTCCCGACCTTGCGCCCTGCTGTCCCAGCTGCGGCAGGGCCTTGCCGATGGCGTCCAGGCCCTTGACCATGCCTGAGGGGTCCAGTCCCAGGTGGGAGGTGCGCTGCACCGTGTCGGCCAGTGCGGCCATGTCGCCCGCGCTTGCGCGGGTGGCCTGCTGCAGCTGCGCCGCAAACTCGCCAGCCTCCTTGGCGGGCATGTTCAGCACCGCGCCCAGGTTGGCCGCCTGCCGGGCCACGCCGCCCAGCACATCCTGCGAGGACACGCCCTGGCGCTGCAGCTGGTTCATCATCGCGATGTAGTCGGCCGTGCTGCCGGGCATGTCGGTGCCCAGGCTCTTGGCCAAGTCCAGCACCTGCTGGTAATCGGCGCCCGGCTTGCCGTTGCTGCCCGCCATGGTGGCGCGCAGCTGCGCGGCGGCCTGGTCGTCGGTTATGAAGGCCTGGCTCACGGCGCGCACGGGCGCCAGCATCTTGCCGCCCGTCTCGCGCAGCGCCTGGCCGCGATCGGCCAGGGTCTTGCTCTGCTCGCGCAGGGCGTCGATTCTCTCCAGCCGCTGGGCGGCCGGTGCCACCACCTTGCGCTGCTTTTCCATCTGGGCCGTGGTGGCGCGGATGTCGTTGTGCAGCTTGCGCTCGTGCGCGGACAGGTTGCCCGTGTCCACGCCCGCGCCGCGCAGGCCTTCGCGCATGTCCATCAGGCGCGATCGCTGCGTGGCGCGCAGCAGCGCCAGGCGCTCCTCCTCGACCTGGGCCGAACGCAGCGCGCGCAGCATGGCGCGCGAGGGCTGCTCGCCCGCGCCCGATTCCAGCCGCAGCTGGGCCATCTGCTGGCGCGCGCCGCGCAGCCGTGCCGTGGTGTCGGCCAGGCCGCTGCGCAGCGCGCGGTAGTCGCCCAGCTGGGTTTGCTGCTGCTGCAGCTTCTTCAACTGGTCGACCGTTTCCTTGAGTTCCCGGGCCGTGTTGCTGCTGGTTCTGCCCAGCAGCGCCAGGGGCTGGTGCACGCGCTCGGCCTGCTTGAGCACCTCGTCCAGGCGCAGGGTGTCAACGGCCATGGAGGGCTCCCTGGCCTGTGCGGTGTTGGCGTTGGGTGGAGGTCATGGGCAAGGGGCGTGCAAGAGAGGGGCGAGAGGCGGGCGATGGAGTGGAGGTGGTGCTCAGTCCTGGCTCAGTCCTGGCTTTCGTAGCGCTCGCGCGCCCGTTCATGCCATTGGCCGAGTTCGGCCAGCGACATGTCCTCCATGTCCGCCGGCCGCCAGTGGAAGACCATGGCCAGGTCGGCCATGGCGTCCTCTACGCGCTCGGGAATTGCTCCCTCTGCGCCTTCGGCACCAAAAAAGAGGCCACCTCCGTACCCAGGGTCACCAGGTCGGCGGGGTCCAGCTGCAGCACCTCGGCCTTGTGCAGCATGGGCTCGGTCACGCGCGGCAGCAGGGTCTGCAGCGCGGTCACGTTCATGTGCAGCAGCTCGACCAGCGACAGGCCGCGCAGCGCGCCGGCATTGGGGCGGCGCACCAGCACCCGGGCCAGGTCGCCGCCGGGGCGCTTGAGCGGCACGTCGAGCGTGATCTCGCGCGCATCGCCCGATGCGAGGGCGGCCGCATTGGCGGCAGCCTGGTTCTGGAGGTCTTCCTGGGGCTTGGTGGTGTCCATGGTGTGTCAGCGTTCGGGTGAAGAAAAGAGGAGGACCGGGCCGGCCGGCCCGGTCAGTTGAGCCAGGCTCAGATGCCCAGCGCGGCGCGGACCTGCGCGAGGCGGTCGATGCCGTTGACGACTTCGACGAAGTTGACCGGATCGATCTCGATCAGCACCTGGCCGTTGATGGACAGGCGGTAGTAGCTGACGGCCAGCTTGTACTTGATCTCGGTCTTGTCGCCGGCCTTGGCCTTGCCGGGGTCGAACTCCGAGAAGCGGCCACGCATGACCACTTCCAGCGAATCCACGCCTTCGCTGTCATCGCCCTGCAGGGCGCCGGCGAAGCGCAGCAGCACGCCGTCGTGGCGCAGCGTGCCCCAGGTGGAGATCAACTCCTTCATGTAGCCGGCAGCGGTCAGGTCGGCCTCGATGGCCTCCATGCCGAAGTCCAGGCTGACCTCGCCGTTCATGCCGCCGGCGCGGTACTTCTCCATCTTGCGGGTGAGCTTGGGCAAGCCCACTTCGGGCATGTCGCCGATGTACGAGTTGCCATCCACGAAGGTGGCGAAATTCTTGAGAGAGCGGGGCAGTCCCATGGTGCTTTTCTCCTGTGTATCCGGTGTGTTCGGTGTATTGGGTGTGTCGGGTGCGGCCGCCGCTTACTGGCCAGTGCCCACGCGCAGGGCGAAGTCGGCGAAGTAGCGGTCGGTGATGCGCTGGCGAAAGCCCAGGTCCTCCAGCGGAGGCACGGGCGTGTAGTCGTAGTCCAGCACCAGCTTGCCGGCCTTGAGCGTGGCGGTCTCGTTGACCGTTTCGTCGTACCAGGCCTTGCCGTCCAGGATGTAGCCCAGGGCCTTCAGTTCGCGGAACTTGGTGTTGATGCCTTCCAGGATGTCCTTGACCAGGCTGGGGTGCATGGGCTTGTCCACGGCCCAGAAATGCGCCTCGGCCATGGTGTCGGCCAGCACCTGCGCGGTGCGCACGCTGGACTCGAAGCGGAACAGCTCGCTGTCCGTGCAGGTGCGCGAGCCCCAGAAGCGGTGGCCCTGGCTCTGGATCAGCGTGGTGATGCCGGCCTGGTTGAGGATGCCGGCCTCGGTATCGGGGCTTTGCAGGTCCCAGTGCACATCGCGCGAGATGCCCAGCACGCCGGACAGCGGCACGTTGGACAGCGTCTTGTGCCAGCCCTGCTCCTGGTCGATGCGTGCGCGCAGGCCCAGGGCGTAGGCCACGGGCGAGGCGTCCTGCACGGCGGCGGTGGACAGGTCCAGCGCCTTGAAGCCGGGCCACAGCAGCATCAGCTCGCGCTGGCCGAAGTGCTCGCGGTAGGCCTGGGCCTCGGCCACATCGTTGCCGATGGCCGCCGCATACGCAAAGCCGCGCAGCTTGATGGCCACGGACGCCAGCGCGTCGGTCACGGCCTGGCTGTCCAGGCCCGGTGCGCCCAGAATGCGCGGCTTGACGCCAAGCTGGGCCTGGGCCGCCAGCAGCGCTTGCAGGCCCGTGTACTGGTTGCCGGCGGTGGTGCCGATGACCTTGGCGTCCTGGTCGGTGCGGCGTTCGGCCTCGGTGGCGCCTTCGCCATCGGCCACGCGAACCACGACCAGCACCGGGCGGCACTGCTCCTTGATGGCGTTCAGCGCCTGGGCCAGTGTGCCCTTGGTGCCGGCCTTGCCGATGGCCGCATCGACCTTGGTGACCAGCACCGGACGGTTCAGCGGGAAAGTGGCCGCATCGGCGTCGCTGGCCGTGGCCACAAGGCCGATCACGGCCGTGGACACGATGCGGATGGAATTGATGCCTTCGCTCACTTCCGTGACGCGAATGCCATGATGGAACGGGGCTGTCGCCATGGTGTTCTCCGGGTTGGGGGGTGGTTGGGCCGTGGGGCTGTCGTCAAAAAGGGGTGGTCACGGCTGTTCGTGGGCTTGTACGGGGCCGTCCAGGATTTCCTGGGCACGCCCCGCGGCGATGAGTCCGAAGGCCTCGAACCGGCGCAGGCTGTCGGCCAGTTCGGGGTCGTCAAGATCGAGTTGCCGCGCCTGCTCGATGTCCTTGAGCAGCGAGCGCAGCGTGGCCGCGTTGAGCCGGTCGGCCTCGCCCGCCTCGGCGCGGTCCACCACGGCCCACTCCAGCGCCGTGCGCTCGACCACGGTGAAGCGGCGGCGAAGGGCGTGGGGGGTGATGTGGCGGGGTGGCCTGCGCAATGCGGCCGCTGGCAGGCGTGTCCCCGCCAGCCCAAGCCGCAGCGGCGTGCCGGTCCTGCGCGTGCGATGGCCAGAGCCGGGCACTGCCGGGATGCGGTCTTGCAGGTTGGCGATGATGTTGCTGTTCATATCGGCAGGATGGCCCTGGGCAAATTGGCCGGGTGGCCAGGTGTCGCGACGCTGGCGCATGCCCCCGGTGTCTTGATGTTCGTCGGCGAGCGCCTGCGGCACCAGCGATCCCGGCTGTAGGCCTGGCTGGCACGTCTGCCCGTTTCAGACGGGGCGCAGGAATGGTCGTGAAAGAAAAAGCCCGCCAGGGTGGCGGGCTTGTGGTGGTGGCGCGACCAGGTCAGGCCGGCAGCTCCTCGGGGCGCGGCGGCGTGTCGGTGATCTGTAGCGCGCGGCCGTTAGCGATCAGGCTCACATCTTCCAGCAACTGCACGCAGGCCGCCACATCGGGGTCGTCCAGGTCGATGAAGCTGGCCAGTTCCTGATCCTTGAGGTTGCTGCGTAGCTGCGCGGCCTGCATGCGCTCGTTGCTGGTGGCGTCGGAGCGGTCCACGGCGGCCCATTCGATGGCGGCGCGCTCGGCTGCGGTGAATCGGCGGCGGAAGGCCAATGGGGTGAGGTGGCGGTGCTTCTCCTGGGGGACTGGCAGTCCCTGCTGCTCGGCCAGGCGCCAGCGGCCAGGATACAGGGCCTCGGCGGTGGGTTCGTCGGCCACGATCGTGTTCTCTGCTTGTTCCTGTGCATTCAGGACTTCAATGATCTTCATTGTTGCTCCTCACTTGGCGCGCTTGAAAAGTCGCACATGTGCCAATCCAGAACCACCGTAACGCGGCGCATTGACGGCCGAAATGCCCGCAGAGGCACCACGTCCTGGTAGCGACGGAATGGAGGCGTCTGACCAGCCGCCACCGCCCGCGAAAAGGCCCGAATACAAGCCTTGCCCGTTGGCGGATCCGACTCCCGGCATGCCGGGAGAAATGCCAGGAAACGTGACGTCAAATGGCCAGAAGTAGTAGCCCACAGGAACGCCCCATCCACCGCCATTTAGGTCTACAGCATGATCCCCGGTGGCGGGGCTGGTGCTATAGGTGAAATTTCCTACGTCCACGGCAGCACCTCCGCCTGGTCTGTCACTTGCCGGCTGTCTTCCAGCGCGCCAGAAATCAGCACCTATTACCGTAGCTACAACCGGGGCCTTCGCGGTTGCACTGGCGGGGCCAGCATCTCCGCCCTTGCAAGTCATAATCGTGACTCCTGCGTAGCTGATGATGGTGTCGCCGCCAGCGTTCGTGCGTGTGTCCCTGTCAACAGGGGCGCCGCCTGCTGCGATGGTGAATGCAATGGTTTGCCCGGCGGACACCGCAAAGGTTTTGACCCCCCAGGGCGCGGAATTGCCGGCCATCAGGTTCTTGCCGCCGCCCGCACCGCCACCCATGCCCGCAATGACGGCCCATCCGTCATCGGGAACGGTGATGGTCTGCGTGCTGAAGATCATTTCCGAACGAGTCAGGAGCAGGTTTCCGCCCATCAATTTGCTGAGTTCCATATCGTTATCCGATGGACAGTGTCCAATAGTTGGCCCACGAGTAGTGAAGCGTCACACGCCAAACGTTGGCGTTGAACACCACGTCCTCATAGACGTTGTTGATGACATGCGCGGCATTGCCTCTCCGTAGCGTGAAATTACCTCGCTCCCAAAAGCCCCAAGGGTCCACCAGCACGATGGTGTCGCCCACCGTTGGATATGTCGGCAGTGGCCTGCTGTAGACCTCGGCGGTGTAAAGCGAATATTCGATGCCAGCAACCAGAGGCACGCCGTTGTTCGCATAGCTCGAGTGAGCTTGCATCAGTTGCTGGACCCGGGTCATTCCGTTGAAGACTTCCTGCGAGGTGCTCGCGTTGACCACTGACACCAAGTCCATCTTTTTTTTGTCAATCTTGCCGTCCAACGTCGCTAGCTGTTGCTGTAGCTGCTGCACAGCAGTTGCCAATTCCTGGGAAGCCTTTTGCTTCGCACTATCAACGCTCTGGGTTGTGAACTGGTCGAGGACCTGCAGCGCGGCCTTGCTGGCCTTGGTGTCCAGGAGCAGGCCCATGGAAACGCTGGCTGCGTCGATGAGTTGCACCGCCTGGCGCAGCCGCAGCACGTCGTCCTCGAGCCGGTTGTCGGGGTGGGGCAGGGGCCAGCCCTGCGCTGTCTTGTCGTCGTGCAATGTCATATCACGATGGCTCGCAGGTTGGTGACCTGGGGACGGGCGCTATGGCTGCCAGTGAGCACCAGGCGAACTCGCAGGCGCTCGGCGTTGATGCCGGCCAGGCGGTAGGTGATCTCCAGCACGCCGGCGGTCTGCGGGCTCGTGCTCAGGTAGGGGACGTTCACCCAGGTGCTGCTGCCCTCGGCCTGCATCTGCACGACCAGGGAGCTGCCAGCGGGCAGCACGGCCTCTGCCACTACGCTGAGCGTGGTGTTGTTGCCGGCGTTGATGGTGGGGCTGATGTAGTCGCCGGTGTTTTGCAGGCTGGCGGCGGCCAGTTGCATGCCGGGCAGCAGATGGGCTGCCAGCTGGGTGTTGCCCGAGAGCTTGGCGCGCACGGCCACTTCGCCGTTGTACCGACTGGCCAGTTGCACGGGCTGGCCGGCTGCAGCTTCCAACGTTGTTCCATCCTCCAACTGCATGGCAAAGACCACTTGAGAGTCTGCGGCAGGCAGCATGGCCCCGGCTTGCACCATGAGGTCAGTGGCGTCCTGAACGGCAAAGCTGCCCAGTTCGATGGTGCGGGTGTTGGCCGTGTGTTCAGCCGCCAGCAGTTCGAAGGCGAGATCGCGCGTCTGGTGTGGCGTCCAGGTGCTGGCGTTGCTGCTGGACAGCAGCACGCCCACGCTGTAGGGCTGGCTGGTGACCCATTGCGCGCGGGCCTGGTCCCAGCCACCGAGTTCGGCCACCGCCACGGCGGTGGTCATGTCGTTGGTGAGGATGACGATGGCGTATTCGACGCCGGCTTCCAGCAGCTGGGGCGCCCACTGAGCAAGAGTGGGCTTGCCTGCGGCGATGTCGGCGCGGATCTGCTCAGGCTTGAGCACGCATTCGGCAATGACGCCGCGCGAGGGCACGCCGCCAGTGACTTCGCGCAGCTGCACCTGCACGTCCTCTTTGCCCGGAGTCGTGAACCACAGGCGTGTTCCGCAGACTTCGCGCGTGGTGCTCAGCGTGAAGGTCTGGGCCAGCGGATCCCAGCCGGTGGGCCATATGACGACGACCACAACGGAGGCCAGCGTACGGCTGCGCAGCGTGCCTTGACCGGTGAAGATGGTTTCTGCATGGCTGCCACCTCGGCCTGTGAAGCGCACGGCCTTGGTGCCTGCAGGCACGCGAGCCGGGATTTTGAACTTGCCTTTCAGACCTTGTGCCGTGGCCACCAGCGTGCTGCCGGCCAAAGGCTCGGGCGTGACGGGGATGCCATCGAAGCTCACTTCCGTCAGCGTTTCGCCCACGGGGAAGTCGATCCAGAACTGCACATCGATCTGGCGCAGGAACTCGATGTTCTTGGATGTGTCCGAGAGCACGCGCTCGGACTCGCCGCTCCAGAAGCTCTCGATGATGGGATTGGCCCAGGTGGTCTGCACCTCGGTCCAGTAGTCCACGGCAGGGGTGAGTTTGATGGAACTGGGCAGTGGGTCAAAGGCCCCGTAGGGATTGACCAGCATGGTGGTTGTGCGGCCCAGCTGGCTGAGCACCGGCACGGCCTGGTAGGGCGTGGTCTGGGGGGTGGTGATGTCGGTGCCGATCTGGTGCAGTTGCACATTCAGCGGCAGGCGCAGATGCCCGCCCAGGATATGGCCGGTCTGCGCACGCCCTGCATCGCGCAGGCCGTTGTCGATCATGGGATCCGCAAACAACCCCTTCTTGACCCCGCTGTGCCGCCCCGACACGTCCACCGACAGCCGCAGCTCGGCCAGGTCGGCGTAGATGGTCTGGATGTGGTCCTGGTAGGCCTTGAGGGTCTGCATGGGCACGACGCGCACGGCGTCCTGGTCCACGCGGCGGTTGCTGTCCCAGCTTTGGTAGACCGAGGCCAGGGCCAGGGTGCCGCTGGGTGCGGACGGGACCTTGGGCGACCAGGCGGCGGGCACGCCGGGCACCCATTGCAGTTGGCCTTCGCTGTTGAGCACGAGGCGGTCGTAGCGGCGCAGCGCGTAGTGGTAGCTGACCAGTACCAGGGTGTCCTTGAGCGCGCCTTCCACGGTGAAGCCCGTGGAGTCCACGGCCGTGGGCGTGGCGTTGAGCATGTACTGGTAGGTGACCTGGTAGGTGCTGCCGGGAACGGGCTCGGCGCCTGAAGGGCTCCAGTCGATCTGGCCGCCGACCAGCTTCCAGTCCGTGCCCTGCACGTAGGTGGTGCCGGCCTGGACCACGCTGTCCACGGCCAGCACGGCGTTGTCGGGCAGCGGGTCGGCCGCGCCCGTGAAGCCGCCGTGCGTGAGCGTGACGGTCTTGCGCGCCTGCACGCGCACCTGGGGCGTGCCGACAGCGGGCTGGCGGTCGAAGCGGATGCGCTGGGCGGCCGTGCCGGCCGAGGTGTGGGGCTCGCTGTCCACGAAGAACAGGTCGGGCTTGGCCTCGTAGACCAGGCGGCGGCTGGCACCCAGCTCCAGCGGATGGCCGTTGACGCGGGCGGCGCCCTCGCGCACGGTGTAGACCTGCTGGCCGGTGGCCAGGTCCTCGCCCATGATCACGTCCAGGCCGCGCACCACGTAGGTGCCGCCCGCGCTGTCGCGGTCATAGCGGGCCAGGGCCTGGGTGACGGCGTCGATGTTGGGCGGCGGCTCCTTGGGCATGACGGAGCCGTCGATGATGGTCCACACGGGATAGAAGGTGCCGGCCGTGCCGTCGCCCTGCGCACCCCAGACCAGGGTGACGCGCTCGCGCAGCGCCCCGGGCTCGCCATAGCCGCGCGTTCCGGCGGCGGGGTTGAGCAGTTCGGGGTCCTGCAGCTCGGTGACGGTGTCGGTCTGCAGGTAGGCGCCCACGTAGACCGTGCCCACGGTGGCCACGGTGAGCGAGCCCGGCGTGATGCCGCGCACGGCGCCGGCCACGTAGAGCGCGCCGGCCTCGATGGTGGTGGCACCCGTGTCGGCGGAGGTGATGCACTGGCAGCCGCGGACGATGTCGCCCTCCTTGAACAGCACATCGGTGATGCCGCGCAGGCGGTGCTGCTGCATGCTCTGCAGCTCGTTGAGTTCGGCCGATTGCAGCACGCGGTCGGCCGCGAACTGCAGCCTGTCGTAGCGCTTGCCGGCGTCGAAGCGGTCGTAGATCTTGGTCTGGCTCATGGGGTGCCGTTCAGAAGGGGAGGATGATTTCTTCGACCTGGCGCACGCTGCCGCTGCGCAGGATCCGGGGGCGGCGCTCCAGCGTGTACAGCTCGCCCTTGCCGGTCAGCTGGCTGGCCAGCACCCAGCGCTGGCCGGGCGGCACGTCCGTGGCGACCTGGGTGCCGAAGAACACGCCCATCTCGCGCACGTCCTCGCCCTTGGCGTCGTCGAAGCCGAAGGCCGCGCGCAGGTAGACGAAGGTGGTGGGTGTGTCGCTGACGCTGTAGCGCGCGCCGCTGGGCAGCTCGATCTCGCCGTTGTCGTCCGGCCGCGCAAAGCGCACCTCGGTGACCAGGCGGCGGCCGATTTCGTCGACCAGGGCGTTGGCGGTGATGGGTTCGGGCTCGGGCGCGGCGTCCCAGGCGGGCAGGCCGCGGCCCCAGGCGATGTGGATGGTCTGGGCGGCGACGGCCTTGGCGAGGGCGATGCGGCCCGCTTGCTGCAGAACTGCCATGTTCAGGGTTCCTCGGGTTCTTCGGTGGTGGTGGTGCGGGTTTCGAAGGATCGGCGCCAGGGCGTGCTGTCCCAGCGTCCGGTCCAGGTACGGGTGTTGTCGTGCGGGCGCTCGGTGCTGGCCCAGGGGTGCAGGCTGGCCAGGGCCAACGGTGCGGGTGCCGTCCAGGCGCTGTGGGTGGCCATGGCCTGCGCGGGAATGGGCCGCAGCGGCGCGTAGTAGGCGGGCTCGCCCGTGGTGGTGGCGTTGACTTCGGTGATGCCCAGGCTGGCGTCGATCAGGATCTCGCTGTCCAGCGTCCAGGCATCCAGCAGCATGCGGTCGGCATAGGTGGCGATGGTGGTGACGCGGAACAGCTGGGCCGTGAGCACGCCGTCCGAAGGCGGTGCCTCGGTGCCGGTGCGGCGGGGCAGGCCCTGGCTGAGCTTGACGGGTTCGCCATACGGCGACACATCGATCCAGGTGCCGCTGTCGTTGTCCAGCATGCCGGCGTCCAGGCCCGGACCGTGGTCCAGCCGCAGCGGGCGCAGGTCGTGGCCGTGGAAGACGCGGTAAAAGCGCACGTGCGCCGGCAGGCTGGCGCGCACCACATGGGCCACGCTGGCCAGCTCTGCGTCGCCGATGATGCGGCCCAGGTCCAGGTGCAGCCAGGCACCATCCTCGTCGAGCTGCGCGCCGTCATATCCCAGCCAGCCCAGCGCACGCTGCAGGGACGCGGCCGTGCCGCGCTCGCGCAGCCAGGGCAGGCCGTTGGCGATGAGGGCGGGCACGTCGTCGAAGTAGCGGTCGAACTGGGCAATGCCCCATTCGGCCGCCAGCCAGGGCAGAAAGGCCGCAGGCTCGCCCTGGGCCGGCGCGGGAAAGGCGCCGGCCAGGCCGTCCCAATTCGGGACGACCTGGTCCACGGCCTTCTCCAGCGCCGTGGCGTTGGGCGGCAGCACATGGCGGCGGGGCGCCTTAGGGGCGATGGCGGCGGCGCTCATGCCTGCAGGCCCTCGTCCACCAGCTGCACGCGGCCCAGCACCGGGTATTCGTCTGCAGCCAGCGGCGTGAGCTCGGCCGGGGCCTGGGCGTCGGGGTAGGTGACGCGGGCAATGCCGTCCACATGCAGGCGCGTGGTGATCCACGAGCGCGGCACATCGCGGCCCAGCAGCGCGTAGGCCGCAATCTGGGCGGCCAGGCCGGCCTGCAGGCGCGCCACGATGTCCACGGGCGCACCGGGCTCGCGCAGCAGGTGCGCCGTGATGTCGATGGGGTGCGGGCGCGCCAGCGATACCGACACGGGCACGCCCAGCGGCCGTGCGCCTGGCGCATTGAGGGCCGACAGCACGATGGCCAGGGTCTCGTCGGCCTGTGCGGGCTCGACCAGCCACAGCTGCACGCTCACGCGGCCGGGCTGGGGTTGTGTGGCGATGGCGCTGTGCACATTGGCGCTGGCCGTCATGGCCAGGTGCTCGTAGTGCTCGGCCGTGCCGCTGCCGGCCAGCGCGCGCACGCGCAGCAGGATGCGCTGGCGGTAGCGTTCGTCGCTTTCGCCGGGCAGTCGGGCCACGTCATAGAAGGCGCCCTTGTGGTCCAGATCCGAGCCCTGGGCGAACGCAATCAAATGCGCACGCGCCGCATCGTTGACGCGCGCCCGGTACAGCAGTTCGCGATAGGCGTGCGCCTCCAGCAGCTTGTTGAGCGGCTCGCTCTCCAGCGCCAGGACTTCGGCGGCCTCGGGGTGGCGCGCCAGCAGATCGGCGCGGTGGGCGTCGAGGATGCGCTCGAAATCCAGCGTCTCGACGACGCCGGGCGGCGGCAGGGCGTCCAGTGCAGGGGTCATGTCTTGCTTCATGGGAGAGTGCGGGCGATGGGCATCTGCAGGCTCAGCGGTGCCGGGCGGCGCGTGTTGTTGAAGGTGCCGATCAGCGTCAGGTCGGCGCGCCCGGGTGTGGCCGGATCGCGCTCGATCACGATGCGCGTCAGCCGGATGCGCGGCTCCCAGCGCATCAGCGCGCTGGCCACGGCGGCGCGCAGGCGCGCCTGGGTGGCGTTGTTGTCGGGCTGGTCCAGCAGCGCCGGGACCAGCGATCCATAGTCGCGGCGCATCACGCGTGAGCCGATGGGCGTGGACAGGATGTCGGCCACGCTCTGGCGCAGATGCTCCATGCCCTTGATGCGGCGTCCTGTGTGGCGGTTCATAGCGGCCCCTGCGTGACGGCGTCGCCCGCCCTGACGCCGCTGTGTCGGTGGCGCAGCAGGCTGATGGGGCCGGTGGTCACATCGGGCGCGCCGGCCAGGCCCTGCGCATTGACGGTGGCCGAACCGCCGCCGGCCTGCAGGCTGATGCCTTGCTCGTCAATGCTGATCACCGAGTTGCCCACGCGCAGCGTGATGCCGTGGGCCACGTTGATGTTGAGACGGCCCGTGGTGCTGTCGTGCTCCATGAAATCGGTGGGGCTCCACTGCGTGTGGCACACCCCTTCGCGGTCGCTGGGCTGGGCTGCGGCACTGCTGTAGATACCGGTCAGCGCCACGGCGCCCAGCAGGTCGCCGCCGGGCGACAGCAGCACGCACTGCTCGCCCACGGCCGGTGGCCACCAGACGCTGGCGTTCTCGCCTGCGGCGCGCAGTGCCAGCCAGGGAATCCAGTTGGTGGTCAGGTTGCCGGTCTTGACGCGGCAGCGCGCAGGACGCGCATGGCGGACTGCGGCGATGGTGCCCGTGCGGATCAGCCCCTCCAGGCGGCGGATGATCTCGTACGGGCTCTCGGTTTGTGCGACGGGCGAATCCATGGCGTTCATGGTGCCGGCCGGGCCCTTGCGTGTCGCCGTGTGCCGGGCGTGGCGCACGCTGCCACATGCAGCCCGGCATGCGGCCCGGCCACGCCTCAGCGCGGGTCGTAGTTCCACTCGGCCACCTTCTCGCCGAACAGGAACAGCTCCCACAACTGGCGCTGCGCAATGTCGAGCTGGCCTGGCGGCTCGGGCTTGTAGATCAGGTCGAAGGCACCGGGGCCGCCCTCGCGCGGGCGCGCCAGCACAGCCTCCACCAGGTCGATCTCGATCGCGAGCTGCTGCGGCTGAGAGGCGGCTGCAGGGTCCGTGGAAGGAGGCGCAATGTCGAAGCGGATCGCCTGCTCGCGCCTTTCGGCATGGTCGAACAGGTCGGGCTGGTGGCGCCGCGCCCAGACCAGCAGCGGCACGGTCACGGCATCGATGCTGCCGGTGAAGTCCGCAATCACCAGGCTCAGCGTGTAGCGGTATTCCCAGGAAAGGGACGGCGTGCCCGTGTTGACCACACGGCCCCTCTGGATGGTGAAACGGATGTTCCCCGGCGACTGTTGCAGCTGGGGCAGGGCAGCGACGAGCGCGTCGCGCAGGCTAGCGGGCTTGAGCATGGCGTGGGTCCTGGGTCATGGTGCTGGTCAGGGCGCTGGTCAGCGCGAGCCCGGCGTCGTAGGCGCGCTCGCAGGCGCTGCCTCGGTGGCGGGCGTCGTCAGCAATGCGCGCCAGCGCTCCCGCTCGCTCGTCAGCGCGGCGCTGCAGCTCGGCAAGCAGATCGAGGGCTGCGGTGTCTGGCGCGCACTGTCCGGCAGCGGCGCGAGCCTGGGCGGCGGCACGGTGGGCGGTGAGGTAGTCGGCGAGGTCGCCGCGCAGCCGGCCAGCAGCAGCGCGGGCAGCATCGGCATCCGCCGCAGCGCGGGCCAGGGCCAGGTCCGAGTCGCGTGCAAGAAAGTCGAGGCGTTCACGGTAGGCTCCTTCCCGTTGTCGATAGCGTTCGGATGCGTGCAGGGCGGCGGTGGCAGCGGCCTGGCGGTCGGTCGCCAGATCCGTGCGCGCCTGCGCCGCATCGCGCTCGGCACCCAGCCGCGCCAGCGACTGCCAGACCAGCAGCGCCGCCAGCAGCAGGGCCAGCAACTGCCAGGCATGGGTTTGCAGGCGGTCCATCAAGGCTGGGCCTCCATGCAGGCCGCGTGGCGCGCCTGCTGGCGTGTCCAAACGCCGCGGCATACCTTGTTGCCGGGTGCCGAGCAGTCAAAGCGCCAGCGCGTGGGCCGGCCTGCGCCATCCCATCGATAGGCGCTGAAGCCCTGCAAAGGCTGAGTGCTGGTCATCAATCGCCAGGCCAGGTAGGACTGGCAGGCGCCGGCGTAGTCGCCAGCCCGTGTCCTGGCCAGCATCGAGGAGCCGCGCCAGGCCCCGCAGCCGTACTGGCCTGCGAAGTCCACCGCCTGGGCGAACTCGGCCGGGTGCACCCGCGTGTCGCCAAGCGAATCACGCACGCAGGCGCCGTACTGCTGCTCCAGCAGGTTGATGGCCAGCTCGCGCGCCCGTTCGCGGGTGATGGGCGGGTCGGCCAGGGTCACGCGTGTGCCGTCCTCGTAGCGCGTGGCGCCGTGGCCGATGGTGGGCACATCGCCTTGCACGGGAATGATGGGCGCCGCACTGAAGCCTTCTGCGGCAATCCAGGCAGCAACGATGGCCGCGCCAATGCCCATTCCTGCCGCTGGCATGCGCGCTGTGCTCATGGCGCCGCTCCGGTGTCTGTGGCGGTCGAAGACGCCTTCCTGCGCGCGGCGTCCTCGGCCTGGCGCGCGCGCCGATCCTCGCGCTCATTGCGCCAGCGCCACAGCAGATACACGGCCTGCAGCAGCACGTAGACGATGGTCAGCGCGGTGGCGGTATGGGTCATGGTCCAGCCATTGGCCACGTTAGCGGCCACGACGGTGACGGGAGGCGCGGCCTTGGCGCCTTCCAGGGCGGCGGTCTTGACGATGGTTTCTCGGTCCATGTCAATCCCAGAAACTGATCAGGGGCAGGCTGGGCGCCTGGGTGGGTTCGGTCAGCTCGACGGCCAGGCCAGCGGGCAGATGGGGACCGTGGGCCGACAGGCCCGGGTTTCGCTCTAGCGTGGCTTCCACCACGCCGCGCGTGGCGCCCAACTGGCGCATGCACAGCTCGTCCAGCGTTTCGTGTTCACGGGCAATGGCCAGCAT